AACAAGTTAAACAAGGTGCAGCAAAATCAAAACTAGATGCAGCTAGATTTAATTTAAAAGAAACATTTAAAAAATCAGATAAAGCTTTAGATAAATTAAAAGATACAGTAAAAAGAGTCCCTAAAATGGGCGGCGGTATGATGGGTCGACAGATGTATAAAAAAGGCGGAAAGTCTTTTCCTGATTTAACTGGTGATGGTAAAGTTACTAAAAAAGATATTTTAAAAGGTAGAGGTGTACCTGGGTTTAAAGATGGTAGTAAAGGACCAGTTCAAAACATTAAAAGATTATTTAAAAATAATGAAGATAAAGGATCAAAAGACGCAGCTAAAAAAATAGGTAAAATGTTAAAAGAAAAAAATAATGATAAAAAAAATTAAAAAATTTATTAAACACATAGTAGAAAAAATACTTGGCAAAAGATGCCAGTGTGATAACTAAAAAAGGAGAAATAACTATGGCTGAAAAAAAATTAACAAGAAAAGAATCTATTGTAAGAGAAAAACAAAAAGATAGACTTAAAGGTGTAACAACTAAACCAGGACGTCTTGAAAATAGCCTTAAAAATAAACCTAAAGGCAGAGAATTCAAAAAAGGCAGAGCATTCAAAAAAGGAGGAAAAGCATAATGAGTCTATGGGAAAATGTAAGAGATAAAAAGAAAAGAGGAGAAAAAATGAATTCAAAAAAAAATAGCACTATTTCTCCTAAAGTTTACGCAGAATCAAAAAAAGGTTTTCCGAACAGTAAAAAAAATAAAAATAAAAAACCAACTAAAAAAGCATAATGGCTTCTGCTGCATGGCAAAGAAAAGAAGGTAAAAACCCTTCTGGTGGATTAAATAAAAAAGGTGTTGCATCTTACAGAGCA